AAGCAGCAAGCGCTCAACGATCATTGCAGGCTCCCCGGCTGAAGCATCGACTGCACCTCGGCCATTGACTTCATCGACTGCGTGACTTGCGGCGCTGCGGCCACGAGTTGCGCCATCTGCTCGGCTTGGGCCGCAGCCTCGTCCATCTCTTCGACCTCGCGTTCACTGCGCAACGCCTTCGCCGGGTAGTTGTTGATCTGCGCCAGCTCGCGGACGGTTTCCTCGATGTTGAACACGCGCAGCGCGCCCTTGCCTTCCTCGGTCTGCGTCAGCGGGATCACGGCCTCGAGCGTGCGCATGATCGACACGCCAGTCTCTGCGCGCTGCGCCAGCGACATGGGCGACAGGTATTCGACCGTGACCTCTGCCCCGGCGTTGATGAGCGCTTCCGGCATCGGCGGCAGCATGCCTGCTGCGGTCAGGATGTCAAGTTCGCGCTCTGTCATCGGCCCGAACAACTCGGTTTGCTGGCGCCCCATCATCGGGCCGAGCAGCGCTGCCTTCTCCTTGGCGATCTCCATCAGCTGCAGCATGTTCAGCTGCGGCGATTGCATCATCACCTGGAACACGTCCAGCAGAAACGCGTCGCGCACGTCCCCGCGTTCGAGTTGCATCAGTTCGATGCCGAGTTTCACGTCGGCCTTGTTATCGAACGCCTTGACGGTCGGTTCGCCCTGCTCGTTGAGCGTGCCGTAGTTCATGGCCCCGGATTCGAGGTTGAACGGCGCCATAGCGTCATCCATCGTCATCAGCGGCGGGTTAACCTGTTGCTCTGCGCCGCGCACCGTGGCCTTCTTCATCCGGTTGAGCATGTTCACACCGGGCAGTACCAGCATGGCCGGGCTGCGGCCGTAGATTTCCTCGCTGTTCTTGGTGTAGCGGCTCACGCAGTACGGCATGACGCGATACCCGCCCTCGTCGACGATGCTGCCATCGCCCATGAACAGGTCGAAACTTGCGATCGGCATGCCGCGATAGTCCATCCGCTGCGCGTCGACATGCTCGCGCGGCACCACGGCATGCATGAACGGAAACTTGGTGTGGGCCTTGGTTTCGTAGGCTACCTTGACCATCGTCGGCATCTTCGCCCACGCCGCATCGCGCGCCGCGCCTTCGCGCTTGCCGACGAACGCCTGCATGGCCTGTTGCGCGGTGAACTGGTAGTGCCTGAACACCTGGTTCACCCTGCCGTATGCATCCTCGGCGATCAGGATGTTGTGCAGCCCGCACGAACGGTAGGTCACGGCGTTGCCAACGTCATCCCCGACGTACATGGCCTGCGTGCCGAAGCTACCCAGATTCAGATAGCTCTCGGCTAACTGGCTCGCCATGTTCGATGCCGGCCGGTAGCGCACGCGGAACAGAACCTTGTTCACGGCATCGAGGTAGCGCTGGACTTCCACGTCGTCTTGCAGCTCGTCGTCCGTCGTGACGAGCTTGGACCACACCTGATTGCGCGGCGACAGCAGGGCCTCGAGCACGGCCGCGAAGCGCTCCAACGCCAGCGGCGGCGCCGCGTCGTACATTTTGCTTGTGCGCTTCTCGCCGGGCCGTGGCTGCTCGCCCTTGAACGGGAACGCCTGCGGCCGGAACACATCGGCGATGTCCTGCCAGTGATCCTCGAACGTGCTGCGGTCGTTTTTCAGCGCCTTCGCAGCCGCGACCAGGTGGCGCGAGCGCTCGTCGGCAGCCATCAGTACGCAGCCTTGCCGCCGCCCGTCCCGCCGCCGCCACCGCCGCCACTGGACGAGCCGAGCGACGTGCCCGATCCGGTTCCCATCAGGGACGCCGCTGCGGCGCTTGTGCGCTGGCGCTGGCCGACGAGGAAGGTGGATGCCAACCCGCGCCGCTTGCGCAACCGCGCGATATCTTCCTCGGCCTGGATGGCGTCGTCCACGGTAGGAGCCTTGGGTAGCTCCGGGATGGTCGGCATCTTTGGGCGAATTAATTTCATGGCATGCGTTCAGGCGTTGAACCTGAACAGTGCCCGCGACCGTGCGGGGAATCCCGCGAATAGTCATGCTCCCATCCTCGCGTGCGTCGGCCGGCTGGCCCCGCCAGTGAGTCTGGGATCGCGCGCCCGCACTGGGTGCGCAAACGTCAGCGCCAACGCATCAGCGAAGTCGGGCGAGCGGCCGATCTTGACCTTGATCTGTTCCTTGTCCTCGATCTGCATGCGGTCGCCGTTGAAGAAGTAGACCGGCGCGGTCAGCTCCTCCACGAGTTCAGGCACCGGCGGCAGCGCGCCACCCTCCTTCACCCATTGCGCCATGAGCATGTACATCTCAGCGCGCTTGTTGAAATAGCGCTGATCGGTTGCCTTGCCGGCGAAGTGGATCGGCGTCGGCTTCATGCGCAGCAGGCGAAGCTGATCGATCCAGCCACCGCCAAAGCCCCCGGTGTTGTCCACGAAGCACGCGTCGGCCGCCCAGTCCTGCCACTTGCGGGCCACGGTGCCTGCGCCCTGGATGGACTCGACGTTTCGCAGATGGATCGGCGGCATCGCCACGCAGCCTTGCCTCGGGAAGATCACGGACGCATCATCGCCCTCGCGCGCCACGTCAACGCCGAGGATGCGCGGCGCGAAGTTGAAGGCGGTCTCGGTGTAGTGGCGGTCTTGCGCCTCCCTGACTTCATCCGGGCCAAGCAGGGTGTTGAGCGATGTCGGCGGGAAGCGGCCGAACACGTTGACCAGCACCCACGGGTTCTCACGCCCGTACTTCTGGATTTGCTGCCTCGCCCATTCGGCCGACACGCGCGGGGTGCGCTTCGGGTCGTCAGGATCTGACGTGATTTCGATTACTTGCCACAGCGTGCGCTCACTGGTGCACGCCCGGTACAGCGGGCCGGCCAGGTGCGTCGGGTTGCCGGCGATGACGATATGCGCCTCGTTCGTGCCGGTGGCGTTCGCAAGGCCAGCCTCAGCAGCGGCCATGACGGCATCGGGCACACCGCCAGCCTCATCGATCACGAACAGCAGATGGTCGGCATGCAGCCCGGCCAGCGTGTCGGCTTGAGCATTGGCGTCGGCCTTCTTCGGCCAAGTCCGGGCCGACATCCACCATTCCTCCGGTGCGCAGTTCGCGAAGATGCGGGTCTTGGTCCACGTGAACTGCGATGCGACCAGCGTCGACTTTGCGCGCCATTTCGCCATTTCGGTCCACAGGCCATCGGCCAGGTTCTCGGCGCTGATCGACACAGCCGCGATCTTCGGGCGCGGGCGCGTCATCAGGAAGTTCCAGCACAGCCAAGCCAGCACGGTCGTCTTGCCCGGCCCCTTGCATGCCTTCATCGCAAGGCGAGGCGTGCGCGGGAACATCGCCAGCACATCATCCTGCCACGCATCAGGCGCAACGCCGAACACGTCGCGCACGAACACGCGCGGGTCCTCCCGCCAGCGGCGGATAGCCTCAGTCGGGCTTGTCGCCACCGTAGCTCCCGGCCACCAACTGTTCGAGTGTCATCGTCCCGGAGTGTTCTACCTGCTGGCGTTCCCCGTACCGCTTCGGATCCCACTTCGCCAGCAGCTTGAGCCGGGTTTCGATTTGCAGCTTTCGATGCCCGAGCATGTCGCCGCGCCGCGTTTCCTCGCTGCCGTCGCCCTTGGTGATGTACTCGACGCCCTCGTGTGGGGTGTTTGCAATGCGCAGCGCTTCCGCCGCAAGCGCGTCAAACCCGCGCGCGCGCGCCTGCGCGAAGTCGGACGCAAACGATTCGTGCGCCTCAGTCCACCGATTCACCGTGCGAACCTCAGGCATGTGCTCCGACCGGCAAATATCCTGCAGCGTCTCCCCGTTGCTCAGTCGTTCGCAGACCTCTGTGGCCAGCGCAGCCGTATACAGCGATGGCCGGCCTCGTGGACGTTTGACTGTCGGCGGCTTCTTGATTGTTGGCTTACCCATTGCGCACCCTCCACGCAGCAGCCAGCGCCGCGCCCTTGTCTCCGCCGAAAAAATTCTTCGTCTTCGGCGAGTGCACTACCCTCACTGTTTGCCTCACAGTCTCCATCGGTAATTCCTCCCGCGTCCTGCCCGTTGCGATGATCCACTGGCTGATGAGCAGCTCGCCACGCCAGTGCGGAGGGTGAGCACCGGCGATGTAGCCACGGATTGCAGATTCTGGTATCCCGGTCGTGTGCGCGATGTGCAAAACGCTGATTTCGCGCTGCACCATGTCCCAAATAACGCCAAACCAGTCGACTGTGGTCTGCGCGTCGCGCCGCATCAGACCCCCCACACCAGCATCAAACGTCGACGTGTCGCTGCCTGCGGTCATG